TTGAGATTCCTCCTCTTCATCACTATCGTCTCCCCATAAATAGTCATAAAGTGATATTAACCAACCTTTTTCTTCTTCTTTATCTTCAAGTTTTTCTACTTTACCTTCATTGTATATTTGTTTCAAAAATTGTTTCATTTCACTATCTTGATTTTCTTGTGATACCACTGCTGCTACCGTAATATTGTTGTTGTTATTATTATCATGATGCTCTTTAATATAAGCCCAAGCTTCTGTTAAACTCTTTGCTTCTTCGCTTTTAAGTTCATCTTTATCAGGATGTATTTTTATTATTTTTCGAATAAACTTTTCACGAATTTCGTCGAATGATTCGCTTGGGCTTGCTTCAAGTGTTTTATATGCCGATTCCATATTATAACAAAAACATATATAATAAATTGTAATTTTTTCTGTAAAAAATTTATTTTTCTCTCCAGATTTTTTTCATAGAAACTTTTTTGGAGAGAAATTTAACAAATAGTACAATAATAATTATAATATTCATCAATACTTTCTTTAAGATTTTCCTCTTCCAAATCTATTAAACTTGTAGTCACGTAACCAAGATTAGATACTGGTTCCTCTTTCATATCTATTATTACATACTGTCCCCATCCATCATCTAATTCATTTGGGTTTTCTAAAGGTATTACTACGGTAGACATCTTGTATTAAGTATTTTAATGATAATATATAAAATATTTAATTTTTTCTTCAATTTTCTACAATTAGTTCAATACTGTTGTTTCAAACACCTTACTTGTTACCAAGTAAGGATCCATTGTTGATGCTGGGCGTCTATCTTCAAAATATCCCTTACCATTCTTTATTGTTTCATAGCCTACTCGCACACTTGCTCCTCTATCCACGGAACGCTCTTTATCAAATGAAAATTCGCCATATTTTGATGTTTCATGCTCTCCAGACATACGCTCTTCATTTTTCTCTCCATATACAGCCATATGTTCCATATGTTTCTCTGATAGCTTTCCTATTGCTTCATAAATTTTCTCAAGACCTCCCTCCTCTCTCATAGACTTTGTGCTATAGTTTGTATGACAACCACTTCCATTAAGATTAGGATATGGTTTTGGATGATATAAAATAGTCACATCATTCATTTCTCCAATACGCTCTAGTAAATATCGTGATATCCATAACTGATCTCCCGAATCAATACCCATACAAGGACCTATTTGATATTCCCACTGACACGGTGCTACTTCTGCATTTATACCACTAATTCTTAAACCAGCGCGCAAACATACATCCAAATGTTGTTCTGCTATTTTTCTATTCATCGTATTTCCTTTTCCCACACTACAATAATAACGACCCTGCTTTTCTGAACCTCCTGGTTTCATCGTGTGCCCAATAGCAAAATATTCTTGTTCTATACCAAACCACGGTTCTTCTTCTAGATTTTTATCAAATAATGCCTTCGCAGATACACGACTATTTGTTTCTAATGGATTTCCATCTTTATCATGTGTTCCACAAAGCACCAACACATTATTAGTCCCTGCACGAAAAGGATTATCATAAACTGCTACTGGTTTTAATAACAATTCACTATTTAAACCTTCCGCCTGTCCTGTTGAACTACCATCATAGTTCCATTCCGGAAACTTTTCTGCTAATTCTTGTGGTGATAATTTTACAATTTCACCCCATATTTCATAATTAATATTATGAATAACCTTCGTCTTTGATCTTAATCGTTTCTTAGCATCCAACCAAATATATTCTGCAACAACTACCATTATGTGAAAAATAAATTAATTTATGTTTAAACTATTTAATAATATTAATAATATTATATATATATAATATGTTTTCTGTAGGATTTTTAAATAAAAATAAAAATAAAAGAAGAAACATAAAGCAGATAAATCCCCTTCTTACGTCTAATATACTAAAAACATATGGAGATATTAAAAAAAAAAATATTCACAAACGCCCCCCAAAACATATTAGGCTCCCCCCTAAACCAAAAAAAGTAGAAGAAAAGGCCAAAGAGGAGAAAGAGAAAGAGAAAGAGAAAGAGAAAGGGAAAGAAGAGGAGGCTGCTAAAGAGGCTGAACTTGCACAAAAAGCACCTGAACCAGGATCCGTGTCGCAGTTGGCGAGTTTGAAGACTCCACCCCACTCTCCAAAACATAATGAAAATAAATACTTTGAAAATATGTATACGTCTATGGAAGGATATTCCCTAGGTAAAACTATAGATGATGAATTATTATTTTCTATAAATAAAAATATTTCTGATTTTGTCAATAGTCTCTTAGTTAATAAAATAAAAAATATATTACTTGTGTGTTCTGATTATCCAGGATACGGCGGGGCTGCTACTAATTGTAAGAAAATTGCGGATTTTCTTATTAAATTAAATTTTAATGTATATACTGTTTATTGGTTGTGGGACAATGAACCTAATAAAAAATATTCTAGTGATAATTTTCACATTGTAGTTGATAGGAGATACCTTCCTAATATATTTAATACAATTATAAATGGAGTTAATAAACCAGATGTCGTGATTCTTAAAAGTGCTTTAGATGGTTTTGATTTAAGAAGTTATTTTGGAGTTCCTGTTTACTTTTTAATACCTGGATTGTTTCGCAATCAATTAAATAAATATTACCTATCATTGGGTAAACGGGAAAGAAAAAGATTTTTAAATAGACAAGTCATTACCCAAATAAAAAATAGCTCTTTTTCTTTTGCTAATTCACAACATGTAAAATCTTATTTAAATGAACTAGAAATAAAAGTTGGAATATTTCACTCTACATTTATAGACCGATATAGACAAAAAATAGTTCAAGATCCATTATTTAAAAATAGAAAATATAAATATGGATTAGTAGTTAGTGATTTTAATAGGACTATAAAAAATGTCGATAAAAGTATAGACTATTTAAAAGATTATTCTAATAACACTATTTTAATAGGAAAAAATAGTAATAAATATTCACAATTAGGTTTTACTTGTGTTGATTTAGTTCCTCCAGAAAATATGGTTTCTTATTATAAAGAAATTAAGTATATAGTCCAAGATAGTCATTTTGAGGCGTGTAGTAATGTTTTAGTTGAAGCTTGTTTTAATGGATGTAAAATTAAGAAAAGTGAACCAAAAATAATTATTTCTAGTACACAATATCCAGGATATGGAGGCGCAGCAACTAATGCTTATAATTTGATTAAATATTTGAGAAATAATGGCTATAAAGTTGCTGGAGTGTTTTTTCATAACAATATAAATATAAATTATGATCCAGATAATATAGGGGGTATATTTATTTGTAAATATAATCCTAGACTCAATACATTAAGTAATCCAGATTATTATATTTTGAAATATAAATGTATCCGATATCTTAACGGTTATCCTACTATTTGCCTAGCAAAAAATTACGTAGCACCTATACTATGTAAAGAAATATTTGATATTTATTGTATTTACTTAGTTAGTGGAATAAATCATCAATCAATTTATTATCCCTCCCTTTCTTTCGAACAAATTATGAAATTAAATAACGTTAAACCAATAAATAAAGAAATTTATTGTTTAAAAAAAGTAGATAATGTTGTGTTTAATAGTAATTTATGTAAAATGTTTTTTGAAAAATTTTATAGTCAATATAAATCAAAATTTCATAATACAATAATTGATACTACAAATATCATACCCAAAACAAAATTTCCAACCAATTGTGAAAAAATATACGATATTGTTATTTGCTGTAGTATTTTAACAAGATCAGTTAAGAATAATTTATTTTTGGTTAATGTTTTAAAGGATAAATCTTTTGATAAATACACTAAATTCATAATAGGAGAAAAGTATGAAAGCTTTAAAGAGTTACCTAATTCAACTTGTGTAGGACTATTAAATAATAAAAAAGTATTAGAAATATTTTCTAAGAGCAAAATTTTACTATTTCCTTCTTTAATTGATGCTAATCCTAATACCGTTAGAGAAGCTTATTATAGTAAATGTATTCCTATTATCACAAAAAATATTGGTAAACACGATTTATTTCCTAATGAGTCAAAATGCAATTCTTTTGATGTTGGTGAATGGAGAAATAAAATTAATTATAATATAGAAAACTATGAAAATTATAAATTTGATGTAACCATATTTGATGGCGATACATTTGATACTTTTTGTAATGATATGTTAGATATATAACTTTCTGTGTAAATATTTACTATATTTTATCAAATAGTTTTTCAAAATTTATATTTTTTCGCTTTACATATTCTTCACATAATTTATCAAAATTTAAATCTACTTTATTGTTCATGTTTGTACCTACTGGTGTGTATTTTTTATTATTTTTTTTTGTTCTTGTAACTTGTCCCTTTTCAGATTGTCCTGAAATTCCAATATTAAATCCTACTTTTTTATTTTCTTCAAATGGATAATTTTCTTTTTTTAAATAATTATAAATTACTGATTTGTAATTTTTATTTTTTAATTCAGCTGTTAACCATAAAAATTCTTGCACTACGTCTTTATCCAAAAAAGGATACCTTCCCTCTACTCCATGACTACCGCTAACTACTTCTTCTTTCATTAGATAAGCTCGTTGTGTATTATCAAAAAAATTTTTCCACGGAAATACATCATTTAAATTATTTGGAAAAAATCCACCTATTGTGCTATGATTGTAGTGTTTTATACCATTATAACCGTAATCACTTATTATTTCATCAGCGCCACTTCCAGATAAATAAATTTTATGTCCTTCTTTTATCGCTTTATTACAAATATGTGATAATCCTATACTACCATTGTCATCTGTAACCATTTGATCTCTCATTCTAAACTTATATACTTTTAATATCTTTGTACCTTTATTCATATAATTTCTTATTAAATCTATATTTCCTTGTTGTTGCTGTAATCTAGATATTTCCATATGACATTTAATAAAATTTTGCCGCTCACCATTTTCTATTTTTAATATGTATTCTTCACAGTTTTCTTTCAAAAATTTATTTTCCTTTAAAAATTCTTCAACAGACATTTCTATTATTTCTCCATCACTTCTATTTTCTTTTTTCCAATTATGGCGAGCTTTTATTATTTCTAGATTTTCATTTCCTAATATCGAATACGATTTATAATCTATATTTAATTTTGATAAAACACACGCTATTAAACCACTGTCATATCCCGCACTTAATCCTAGATAAACACCGTGTTTTATTTTTTTTGTCCTCTTTATTATTGCCTTTTCAAAAGCTGAATTCCAATCGTCGTATGTTGTTTTATGTTGATTTAAATCAAAATCATATACTGTCTGTGTTTCATATGTTGCCTTGCCTTTTTTTAGTTCTTCTAACTGTAAACATACCGTACTATTGGCCTTTACTTGTTTTATGTTTTTTAACTTTAATTCTTTTAAACAACTCTCATATGATGATATTCCTATTTCTTTTCCATCTATTGCTACCCATAATGGTTTTGTTGAAAATATATCAGTTGAATAAAATAATTCATTACTTGTAAAATCCAATAAAATAATCGCAAATTCTCCGTCTAACTCTCTAATAAAATTACGACCGTGTTTTTTGTAAGATTCTATAATACATTCGCCATCCGAATTAAAATCTCCAAAATCTTTATAATTATATATTTCTCCATTAAATAATATTACAACGTTATCATATACAAACGGTTGTATTGTTAATCCTTCTCCAGTCATAGAAAGTAAAACGTGAACAAAATTATATCCATTAATTATTTTGTGTTCTGTATTGTCTGGTCCACGTCTTTTTAAAAATTTTATAGTCTTCACTAAATCTGTTATTTGTTTGTTTGTAAATAAAATTCCACACATAATATAATAAATACTATTAAATTATGTTTAAATTTCAAAATCCGTTATAATATTTAAATAACTTCTAAAATTTTATTAGCAATTATTTTCTTACTAGATTCTTTTAAATGATATACATCATTATCAAAAATATTTTTGTAATCTCTACTATCTTTAAATATATCTGCCAAAACAATAGAATTATTCATTTTCCGTAAAACATTATCTATTTGTCTTCGATGAACTGAATTAAAATTTGGTAAATCATAAAATTCCATTAACAAATGACCAACAAATATTACTTTTTTTGGAAATACTCTTCGTTGAATTTCTAATAAATCTTTATATAAATTTTCTTCTGTCTGATTAGTTATATTTATTATTTCTTTTATTTTATCATCTTGTTTTATCTCTTGATGAAAGTAATTTAAATTATAATAAAAATTTTTGTATGATGTAATTTTTAAACTACTAATTTCTATTACTAAAACATCACTTTTTTGGTATATTTGTTGATATTTTATTAAATCAAAATTATCTTTATTACTAATACATAAATTAATATATGGAATATCATGTAAATTAATTTTATTTTCTAAAATATCTAACCACTGAATAACTTCTTTTGATGTATGTGAATAATTATAATTATATTCAAATTTATTATAAATAAAATAATCTTTTAAATTCATTCTACAAGAACCTATTTTAAATATATTTTTACACATATAATATATATTATTATCAATAATATATTTCAAGATAGTTTTAATAATGCCTTGTTCAAATGATATTTTTGGTTCATAATTTAATATATTTTTTGCTTTATCAATACACGCATTGCTATGTGGAATATCTCCTGGTCTATTTTCACCCAATATTGGTTTTATATTAGTATTTAATCCTTTATTAATTGCATCTACTAGTTCCAAAATTGTTATTCTTCCTCCGGCACCAATATTAAAAACTGTTCCATAACTTTCTTTGTTATTTGTTGTTAATGCTTTAATATTTGCTTGAACTACATTATCTACGTAAGTGAAATCACGAGAAAAACTTCCATCGCCATTTATAGTTGGACTATTTCCATTTTTCATAATATCAATAAATTTGGGTATTACCGCTGCATATACACCTTTTGGGTCTTGTCTAGGTCCAAATACATTGAAGTATCTTAACCCTATACACTCCATATCATAACATTTTGTAAATACACCCGCATATATTTCATCTATCTTCTTCGTTGCCGCATAAGGTGATAATACATTACCTACTTTCTCTTCCATCTTTGGAAGCTCTTCTTCATCCCCATATACACTTGATGATGACGCGTATACTATTCTTTTTATCTTTTCTTCCTTAGCACTTATTAATATATTCAAAAATCCATTTACATTTGATATATGTGAACTTAATGGATCATTTATTGAACGTGGAACTGAACCTAATGCTGCCTGATGACATATTACATCCATTCCTTTTACAGCCTTACGTGTTGTTTCCAAATTTGATATATCTCCATATACAAACTCTAGATTATCGTTTTTTTCCAGAAAATTATTTATATTACTTTTTTTTCCTGTTGATAAATTGTCTAAAACTCTTACCTTTTTTACACCCATTTTTAATAATTCTTCTACTATATTTGAACCAATAAATCCTGCTCCACCAGTCACGAGCACTTTTAAATCTTCCATTATTTATACATAATTATTAAGTTCTATTTAAATAAATATTTTTTATCAACTTATCGTATTTTTTAACTACATTATTCAAATTTAACATTTCTAGTATTTTTGAATATTTTTTTATATAAGAAAATAATTTTTTTTCATTATTTAACACCAATTTTGCTTTATTATATACATTTGTAATATTCTTAAATATTTCTTCTTCTGTTTCTCCATTTTTAATAAAAAATTCATAATCATCTCCTAATAACTCTATATAACAAGGCACCTTAGTACATATTATTATAGAATTACTTGCTAACGCTGTATATATCTTTCCTGTATCACAAAAATGATAATACATCGTATTTTCTTTTTTAATATATGAAATATGAATACTTCGTTCTGCCTTTTTATAATATTCAAACCCACTTGATTTTAAACCTTCCCCAAAAGTTCTTATATTTATATTTAATCTTTCTACTAATTTTTTACTTAAATGAAGCTTTTCAACACTCCCTAGATATTGTATTTGAAGATTTACATTATCTACCTTATTAATTCTACTGTCTGATTGATGTAGTATTTTTACTACTTTTGCCTTAGTATATTTTTTTATATATTGTTTCATATATTCTGAACTACTTACTATTACACAATTCATTATATTTTCGCGTGATAACTCCATATGGGTATTTGTATTATTTTCACACATGTTCCAAAAATCACATACATCATGTATTACATAATTATTGTTAGATTTTAATATACTTATATACTTTTCTAATTTTTTTATTTGTTCCAAAGATGCGAATCTTACAAAAAATATTATACTATTAGTTATTTTAATTCTTTTCTTCGCGGATAAATGTAATAAACTATTATAGTCTGATATCATTACATTAGAATAGTCATGATTTTTTCTTAGACATTCACCTATTAATTCTCCACGTAAATAATCTGTTGTCGTTTTCGCTACTTCTTTCTTCGGGAAATTATAAGATTTTATAAATATGATTTTATTGTCTATCATTATAACTATTTAAAAATAATAAATTTTAAGTAGTTATAATGAGTAAAACTATTATTATTACAGGTGGTTGTGGATTTATAGGTCATCATTTTGTAGAACATATTATCATTCACACCGATTGGAAAATTGTTATATTAGATAAACTTAGTTATGCCAGTAGCGGACTTGATCGATTAAGAGATACTGGTTGTCTTTCAAATGTAAGAATAAAAGTGTTTACTAATGATCTTATTAACCCACTTCCTGAAGGTCTTAAAAGAGAAATTGGACCAAATATAAATTATATAGTTCATATGGCTGCTGAAACACATGTTGATAATAGCATTAAAGACCCTGCTTTATTTATTAGAAATAATATAGACTCTACCTTTAATATGTTAGAGTACGCACGAGGATTAGAAAATTTAGAAACCTTCTTTTATTTTAGCACTGATGAAGTATTTGGACCTGCTCTTAATGGCAGACTTTTTAAGGAATGGGATAGACATAAACCTACAAATCCTTATTCTGCTTCTAAATCAGCAGCAGAACAAATTTGTATTGCTTATGAGAACACATATAAAATACCGTTAATGATTGTTAATGTAATGAATGCGTTTGGAGAGAGACAACACGTAGAGAAATTTATTCCTCTATGTATTAAGAAAGTCTTGAATGATGAAAAAGTATTTATTCATTCTTATCCCGATAAAAAACAATCTGGAACAAGATTTTATATTCATGGACGAAATATAGCTAATGCGGTTCTTTTTTTAATTAAAAACGGAACTTTAGGTGAAAAATACAATATTTCTGGAGAAAGAGAAGTTAGTAATTTGGAAATGGCGCAACTTATCGCAAAATTTGTAGGTAAAGAGTTGAAATACGAAATGGTCGATTTTCATAGCAATAGACCAGGACATGATCTTAGATATGGCCTTGATGGTAATAAATTATTTGATATGGGATTTAAACTACCATTAAATTTTGAGGAATCTCTAGAAAAAACAGTCAAATGGACTTTAGAAAACAAGAAATGGTTAGAAGAATAATATTATTTTATACCATTAAATACGTCAGACAGACTTTGTTTACTACTGTCTATATCAAAAAATATAAATTTCTTTCCAATATATTTTTGCTCTAAACCTGTTATTAAATCTTTTATCTCCTCCTCTGATGGTGGGTTTTCTCCCGGATATTTTGACCTAATTAAAATAATTCTTTTATTTTCTTTTATTGTTTTTCTAAAATTATTTATTCTTATTAAATATTTTTGTTTTAATTTTTCAAAATTATTTCTGATAAAAAACTCAATATCTCCTTTAGCTTTTGCCCACTCCATCATTGAATCCCCGCCATTAAAAAGATGTGCGTGTGTGGGGCTTTCGTGTTCAAATATAATACCATTATTATTACTTATTAGACCTTTATTTTTAAACGGACTGTTACGACATGTGATACAATTACTGGGGCATTTTTGAATAATATGCAACCCATCAAAAAATTCCGAAAAATCATTTTTAATATTATAACACGCTCCTTTAAAAGTAGAAAATAATAAATCAAAGGGACACGTCTTGTAACCTCCTTTTTTGGTGAAATTTAACGTAGATTTAATAGTCATTCTAGGAATACAACTACCACCAATACTTATAACCCCATTATTCATTATATATATATATATATTTATAAAAACGATTAGTTATACTTTTAAAGGAAAATGTCCAATGGTTAAAATACACTATTTACACTATCAATAATAAATTCCAAATCTTTTTGTTCCAACCACCATCCTACTGGAATACAAACCAACTCTTTTTCCAATATATCCAGATTAGGCAATATTTCCTCAAATTCTTTAACACAGCTATTAATATCATTTCTATTATGAACTTGACTGGTCATTATACCTGCTTCCTTCATTTTATCCATAAATTCTTGTTTTCTTCCATTTAAAACACGAATTGTATATAACCAATATGCCGAATTACTTTTTGGATTATTTTTCATTGATTGTATACCAGAACAATCCTTTAAATGTTCGTCGAAATATTTCGCATTTTCTCTATTTTTTTTTAATAATTCATCCATGTGTGGTAAATTATATAATCCAATTGTAGCATTAATATCATTCATATGAAATTTATAACCATATTCTGATATATCATTCTCTAGTCTAAAATCTTTTCCCTTATAATTTCTCTTCTCACGATCAATTCCATACCATCTTAATAATTTACAACGATTATACAGTTTTTCATTTGGCAGTGTAATAATCCCACCATCACCTGTTGTTAAATGTTTGATAGCCTGTGTACTATATACACAAATATTCCCGTGGTTACTTAACTTTCGTCCGTTAAATTCCGCACCAAACGCATGGGCGCAATCTTCTACCACTATAGGTTTGTATCCATATTTTACTTTATGTTCCTCACAAATTGTATCTAATTCATCCAAATCAACTGGTGTTCCTCCCCAGTGCACCAAATATATGATCTTCGTATATTCATTTAATTTTTTTTTTACATCTTCTAAGCTAATGTTTGCCGTATTCAAATTAACATCTAGCCATCTAATTTTCACTTTATTTGATAATATAGCTGCCGTTGTAGCAAAACACGTTAAAGCTGGAGCCAATACCACATCTTTTACTTCATCAAATCCAGGCCAATTATTTTCCTTATCCACATCTTTTAATAGTCTCGTTGCTAAGGTCAAACCTGCTGTTGCTGAATTAAGTGTTAAAAGATATTCACAACCTAAAAATTTTCTCAAATCACCCTCAAATTTCTCAACTTGTTTTCCCTGTGTTATATATCCTGAAAGCAAAACATCATTTACTGGTTTTATCACATCTTCACTCATAAATACTTTAAATAGAGGAATCGACATATATATCTTAAATTTAAATTGTATTTAATATTTTTTTTATAATTATTTAAATACTATTTTTTTACATATTATAATGAATTCATCTTATACTAATACTATTGATTTTGGTGATATTATTTCTACTGTTACCTTTCTCAAAAAACCCAGACTAATTGTTGAATGTGGAATACTTGAAGGATATTCCTTATCCAAATTTATAGATAATTCGCATCCTGATACTATTATTCACGCTTATGATATATTTGATGAATTTAATGGTAATCACGCCGTAAAACAAAATCTTCAAGAAAAATTTTCTCGACACCCTAATGTTGAAATTAATTATGGAGATTTTTATCATACCTATAAAAAATATGAAAATAAATCTATTGATATTTTGCATATCGATATCGCAAATAATGGAGAGGTATACGATTTTATGTTTCATAATTATATAGATAAAGTCAAGGATGATGGATATATATTAATGGAAGGTGGTAGCATTTCTAGAGACAATATTGAATGGATGTCTAAGTATAATAAACCCAAAATTCAACCCATTTTAAAAAAATACACTCCAGAATACAATATCAAAACGATCGGAAATATACCATCTATCACTATTATTAATAAAAAATAATATTTTAAAATATAATATATTATTTTTTTTTATTGTGTTTTTTCCAATACTCTTTCTGTTTTACTACGTATTGCGTCTTTTTCTTTTATTACACTTTCTAATACAATACTAGGAGAATTGTAACTCTTCATATACTCACATAACGCTTGAGTGTCTTTTGGAAAACAAGCTCCCCCGTATCCTAAACTCCCATCTGGACCTGGAACACTAGTGTGCATACTATTAATCCAATTATTTTTCAACATTAAATTCTTAATTACATTATAATTTGCTCCATTATTCATACATAATAAATAATATTCATTAAATAACATTACCTTACTCGCATAAAAACTATTACACATTATTTTCATACTTTCACTTTCCAAACTAGTACACACACTAACTGTCGCTTCTGGATAATTTCGTTTATAAAATTCTTTCACACTATTCATATCTTCATTTGTTGTATTCAAGCCTCTGCCCAATACTATATGGGTTTGATTATGGAAATCCTCGTATGCTGTACGTGCCGTCAAAAACTCTGGATTATGACATAATTTTAAATTATACTTTTTACTAAGTTTATTTATTGTTTCCGGTTCTACTGTTGACTTTACTACTACTACACCATTATATTTATTCTTTTCAAGTTCTAAACATACCTCATTTATAGGACCCTTGTTATACTGTTTTAATTCATCATTAAATAAGGTTGGAAGACATAAAAATACAATATCACAATTTAATACACTTTCCAGGCTACCTATTCCTCCATTTTTATATTTATCATAACCTACTATTGAGACTCCCTTTTCACTAAAGCTTTTAAACATAGCACCGCCTACAAAACCTAATCCTATTATTCCTATCATTATAATTATTATTATTATTAGTATTTATATCATTTTACGAACAAGCTTAACTCTTCTATCATTCAAGAAAACAACTTCTGTACTATAGGATTTTTAATATATATTTTCTTTTATTTACTTCTCAAAAAGTTTCTACAAAAAATATTTGGAGAGAAAAATGTTTGTTAAATGCAGAATTTGTATATTTTTTTATTATTTCACAGTGCCTTTTTTTCAGTTGTGATTAATATACACATCAAGTCAAGTTGTAGTAGTTATACCTCCTGTAAACTAACGCCTATCTTAGGTTATTGGAAAATTGAAACTTTTTAAACAATTTAAAGATTTTACATTAAAATTATTTTAGTATGGCTGAAAACATACAGTTAAATATTGAAGAAACGACTGAAGAAAACCAAATGAGTTTAGATAATTTTATAGTAAATAATGATGATTTTGTTAATAGGAGAAATCGTAGATTAGGTATTACTACTAATAGTGTTATTAGTTCAGCGCCTCCTCCACTTACCCCTCCTTCTAGACCATCTCCTTCAGACCCATCATTTCCTATCCCAGATCACGAATGTGATAAAAATACTTTAAATTGTTTAAAATGTTTAAAATGGCTGTCTATTCAAAAATATTGGTATCAACCTGACTCTCAAGGAAGATTTGGTATGGATAAAGCATTTCAATTACTAGAACAATTTAAATTAGTAAATAAAACTAAACTTCCTTTTGATAAAGTTAAAGAATATGTTAAAAAATTTAATACTACTACACCATTAATCTGGCCTAATGTTGATTTTAATCCAAATTTATTTGTGGAAAGTATGCAACTTCAAAATACATTAAGAAGTTATTGTGATGTATATTGTACTAAATGGACGGAAAAAAAACCTAAAAAACCTGATTATTATGCTTGGAACTTAGCACATTTGGTATCTAAAAATCCGTATGTATTTGAAGAGTGTAATAGTTGGAAAGATTTACAGTCTAAGGGACTACAAGGATTAGGATATGAATTTGAAGATTTAATTAAAGATTTAGTAAATTTAGATGATGCAGTTGGTGCATATCTATCAACACACTCTGACGAACTTCTAGGTGTCTGTTCTTGTAGTAAACAGAGATGCAGATATATGTTTCAAATTTATTCCAAGGCTGATCCAAAGAGAGATATTGAAAAGTATACATTAATATTGGGCAGCACTTGTATTAAAAAATATGTAATAGCTCAATTATTAAAAATTGAGATAGAGAAATGGGAAAAGGCTAAAAAAGAAAATCAAACTTATGATACTAATAAAATTAAAAAATTGGTATTTGAATTAGCTAAGTTAGGGAAAAAACCTTGTGATAATTATAATGAATGTAAAGCGATGATTTCACTTACTAATCAGGAAGGATTATGTAAAGAATGTAGAAAAGTTAGTTGTATAGAGTGCTATGAAAAATTTATACCAAAAAATGGGGAAAAAATATGTAATACTTGTTATGAGAAAAAACACGATAGAAAATTCTGTGATGGTTCTCTCGAATTCGAAAATGGCGAAACCGTTTACGTATATTGTGTATATGAAGGAACCAAAGCTAATAAGTATAAGGACAAATATTGGCCCAAGAAAAGCATGATGCATCACGCTAAGGTTAATGGTAAAGATATTTGTAAAAAATGTTACGCAAAACTAGATCGTTATAATTTATATAAAAAAATTCAATTACGAGTAGAATTTAATAAAATTAAATTAAAAGTAAAGCTATTACGAATGTGTGAAGCTATTAAAAATACCAAGGATGTAGAAAAACGCAAAGACATAAAAAAAGTTATAGACCGTATTAAATATGAAAGACAATTAAAATTTAAGTACGATTTAGCATTAATTCTAGAATATAAACTAGAAAAATATGAATATCAAAAAAGTGAATTAGAACGAGAACAATTAAGAGAACAACGTGCTAGAGATAAAGAACTTCAAATGAAAGAATTTATTCAAAAGGTAAAAAATAAAGCAATTGAAACTATTACTTCTTATCAAAAACTCACACCTTTAAAACAAGGTAGAAATGTTATTCCAAAGATAGGTTGGAAACATGTTTACCAAAATGGTGTAAAAAATCCTAGAACCTGGGGGTGGATTGCCGAAAATGATATGGACCATATCTATGAAGCATATAATAATCAAGAATTTGATGTTGATAAATTTTTAGAAGATGAAATGATAAGTGAGTGCATTTATGATTGTTTGACTCTAGATGATGTGGAGGAATTATATAGTGGGTTTGTTGAATTTAGGAAAGCAAAAACCAAACTACGCAATCTTATTCATTATAAAATATTCTTTGAAGATAAAATATTAGAAGATGCAGTTAAGGGAGATGATCATGAAACTGTTGAAGACATAGATAATAATGAAAAGGAAACTGATTTCCTTATTGAAGAATGTAAATGGTTATGGAATGAGAGATACCTATAAAAATTGAATATAAAAAAATATATTTTTTTACTAGTTATACCTATGGATCCTATAACTAAAACTTGGAAGTTTAAATACGATGATATGAGAGACCCACTTATGAAAAAGTATACAAGGGGTTACTATTTGAATTTGGAGAACGGTGATGTTCGTTCTTTTGAAGAAGGTATCGCACATATTGTAGGCAAGGCTAAGGAACGTTATGTATACCATATGTGGTGGATTGAAAATGGTTCGTTTTAAAATTGAATGTAAGTATTTAATTAATTTTTTATGCATAAATATGAATACAAACGATTATCAGTTTCACCCTCAATACCATAGACCTATGGCTTCTATTATATATCTTGCTAATTGGTGGATATTTCTTGGAATGATGATTGTGGTTGCCCCCATCCGGATTATTATGTTTATTTCCAGGCAAGCTAACGTAAATGATCTATATATAACCTTATGTTGGATATATATAGCTACAAAAGTATTGGGTTATAGCTCTGATATTGTAGTAGAAAATAATCATCTAACAACCAAACCATTTGAAGAAACATTTATCTATTATTAAAATCGTATATCGTTCATATCAATAATAATACATTCATCTGGTTGTTCTATATCAAATTTTTCATATGGATTATATAGACTTGATACAATTTTTTGATTAGGTGATGATAGAATTTCTAATGCATCATCTCTTTCACACCCATAAAGCTCTCCATCATATATATCATAGCCTGTTATACTATCTTTACATTCGTTGATTAAATGAGATTTTCCATTTCCTCCTCCTCCCATTAAAATAATAGTTGACGTATTATTAGTAGCAAAAGCCATAAGAGTTGCGCGTGCTGTATTGTAGAGTACTGTTCTTTCGGATATCGTAGAAGTTTCATTTACCATTTTCATAAATTGATAGTCTTTTATTTAAGTATATTTTTCTAATATAATTAAATGAGTAATTTCGATGATTTGCCGGATGAATTACGAAGGCATATTTTTTCTTACTTGAGGGATAAAGCAAGAGATTGTTGTGCTATGTGTAATATAGTGTGTGTATGGGATACCAAGATACGTGATATGTATGTGGTGCGTAATGATGGACCTAAGTATGTTATTTGTAGACGATGTTGGATTGGTTATTAAAATTGAATTAATTTTTTTGTTTTATTGGGTTGTTATAAAATGAGTGAGCTTACATTTAAAGAAATCGTTCAAAAAGAACAAAACAAAAAACTAATGGAGAGAAAAAAGAAAAATAAGGGAACTGGTGCCGGAGGTGCCAAAACAAATGAAAATGGGAAAAAATTAGAAGAGAAGACAAGGGACGCTTATACCTCAATATGTGATGTAGTAAAAGTGCTAGAAAAAACCACAGCTAAATACAAAGTTGAAGAGGTAAATTTTAATGGACACATTCTTAATAGAGCACCAGAAGGTGCATTTAAAAGATGGGATAAAATAAATGGATTTAGTAAGGATGATAAGGATTATAAAAATCGAGGATTACATGGAGCAAAAAATCCAGATGATGCATTTATAGATAAAGTTAATAAGATTATATACTGGATAGAGTGTAAGGTTCAGGAAGTTGCTGGTTCCAAGTGTGAGGTTTTACAGACTTATAACCATAAAATTAGGAATTTACGGGAAAGATATCCAGGATACACTATTAAATATATTTATGTATTAGACTGTAATTTTAGAAAACACTGTCCTAAAGAAATCTCATATATGATAGAGGATAATATTAAGATAGTGTGGGAAGATGACGAGAATTTTGAGGAAACGCTTAAGAGCGTAATAGAATAATTGATGTGTTTTATATAAAAGTTTTTATTTTGGTTATAGAGCGCAATCTAGCTTTGGACCCATCAAGACCAAGGGGTTATAGAGCGCAATCTAGCCTGGAACCCCCAATTATCCCACCAAGTCCCTCATTAACCCCGCCACCAAGCCAAGGGTTATAAGGGATCTCAGAAATCGGTAGCAAACTATGTTACCGCCTATACTCCTTTTAAGTAATTTACCTATATATATTAATATATCACAGATGTTTCACAGTCATCTCACAGATTTTTTACAGAGATTACCTATTAAAAACAATAGGATTTACTATTATATATAATGATATGGAATGCTTATTACCGAATGGAACTTAATGAACGCTTGCGACTTGCCCTAGAAAAACGCTTAGAAAACATTGGATTAACCAAATAAATTCTTTTAAATATCCAAGTTCTTTTTTTTCAGTACATTTTTCTCTCCAAATTTCTTTCAGTGAAACTATTTTCATTAAAAAAAATAAATAAATTATAAAACTATTCACATATAATCCAAAAGGATTCCTGGGACCTACTCTTCAATCTAGCCTGGTTCTTGATGTATACATTTATAATACTCTGTAATCTAGCAAGTATAATATAAAATAGTGGTTCAAATACTTATATGTTATATGGTATAATAAGGATAGTTATAAGGGACCTCAGAAATCGGTAACAAACTATGTTACGGCTGGGGGAGCCCACAGGAATCCCACAGGAATCCCACTGGTTATTCACTGGAATCCCACTGGTTATTCACTGCACTAAAAAAAATTTATTCAATTAAACTTCACTACCGGGGGGTGGTGTGGAGGGGGGCACCCAGGGGGTCACTCATTCCAACACTTCATTCCAACAGTAGAGACAGTAATGTTGCGTCGTCCATCTCATCCACGTTCATTTTTACTTTCTTTTTTCGTCCTCGTTTTTTTGGTGTTTCCTCCTCGTCACTATCACTTACTTCGATTTTTGTTTTATGTTTTTTTGGTCTCCCGCGACCTTTCTTTTTTGCCGTGAAATGTATCTCTGGAATATCTCCCCATCCTAAACGATTTGTTTCCCTGTTCGCCATATCCTTATCAATACTCATCTTAGACATTACCGTATGATAAGGCACTTCGACCTTTTCTCCTTCTGGTTGATAACTTAATTTCTTGTCGTCCCATTGGTTCAAACGATCCATTATCGTTCCAAACTTTGGCTTTCCATTTGCCCTGTTTTCCGCTTGTTTCTTACACACCTTACAATAATCTCCCCCATCTACAGGGGCTTTCGAACATTGTGTATACAAACGATGATTCTTCCTTACTCCACAACACCAGGTCTTTTCGATATGTCCACAAAATGGTATCGGTATTTTTGGCGATTCTGTTTTCTTATTCTTCTCATTAGAAGATGTTGATAAAGTCTTTAATATTTCTGTTTGAATATTTTCAGCAATATCTAGTTCTTTCAAACAGTTTGTTAGTTGGGCTAGTGTAATAGTCGTCATGGTATTGAACTTGAGTTATTAGATGCTAAGACCATATTGTCCTAAAAAAAATTTCAATTTTCTAACATAGAATCAACTTGGTTACTTACGACCTAATACATTGCCTTTTCCAGAAAACGGAACAAACCCTTCAGTCTTCTTAAATTGTTTCAAATTTCTATTTTGATGTATAGTGCTACCACTAATATCATGATTGATTTTTACATTTTGATTCATAGGAGGAATCCAAGCCTCTTTAACTTCTTGTTTCTTGGGTGGTGATTCTTCATAATCCAACGCCTTATCAAAATCTACATTTATATCGGTATTAATAATTTCTATAATTTCACTAGGTCTTGCCTCAACAATATCAATCATAAATACCTTATTCAAATCAGTATAGTTTAAAGCTATTGTTTGTCCTTGTGTAACAACTGGGTAATCTCTGCTAATAATTTTCTCTAATACTACCTTTGGATTAGTTAGCTTTGAAAATTCTTTACTGTTATGTAATCGAATCTTCATAAAATTACCTTTTGGCGGACTAACTAAATCCACTTTAACTGTATTGCCCTCCTGTAACGCACAGCTCTCCATAATATGATAAGGTAAATATACAACTCCTGGTGGCGCCGAAAACTCATGAACACCACACACTTCGCCATATTGTGTCTCGTTATTGCTAACCTTGAAATATAGCTTCTGTTCCAAGCTATTGTGGTTATCTTTTGTAAGTTCAAATAACATAGATTCTGGTAATAGGATTTTATTACTACATCGTAGCTTTTCAATCATATCAGGATTTTGTGTCGAACAAGCATAACTGAAGCACAAAAGATCGGTAGTGAATTCCATATTGGGATGTTTATAACTTATTTTGTATGTTATAATTTTATTCAATTTTAAAAGCATAATAATCTATCACTTTCTTTGATTCGAAATGCGAAGAACTATAACAACCAGTATGATAAGTTACACGAGCATTGCCCTCTTTTAAACTTTCTTTAAATTTTTTAACATTACGAAGTTGTCGTATGGACGGTTTTAACCAACAAACACTTACATCCATTTGGTTAAAATAGTGTATTTCATTAACTATTCTGTTCATATTCATCCAATTTAATCTCTTTCTTTCATTAAATTTAATTATGTTATAACCTCTTCTATCAACTGTAAATAAAATAATATATTCTACAATTTCTTCTGGTAATATAATTTCAGACATTAATTACATATTTAACTATAGTTATTGTTTCAATTTTAAAATAAGAATCTATAATTATAAATATGAATATAGAAAACAAGGATGGTGTAGAATTTCTAAAATCATTAGATGATAATAGTATTGACTTAATAATAACCGACCCACCATATCTAATATCTAAAGAAACTGGAATGAATACTTTTCAAAAAGAAGTCCAAAAAATAGACCAATCAGGTGAAAATAAGAAGACACAAGAACAGTGGGAACTATTTAAGGTCAAAAAGGGATATACCGACGATAAATATAGAAATAATTATATAAAATATGGAAATACATCTGGAAATAAATTTGCTTTTAAAACCGATTTTGGAGTATGGGATAAAGAATTTACAATAGATAAGCTAAAAGAATTTATACAGTTATTTTATAAAAAATTGCGAAAAGGGGGAACATGTATTATATTTTTTGATATATGGAAACTTGAAACTCTTAAAAAATTAATGGAAACTGCTAAAACACCTAAGAATGGATTTAAACAACTAAGGTTTATTGAGTGGTTGAAAACGAATCCTATACCGTTAAATCAATCTGTGAACTATTTATCTAATTGTAGAGAAGTAGCATTATTGGGTGTAAAATGTGGAAAACCTACTTTTAACTCTAAATATGATACTGGATTATACCAATATCCAATTCAAAATACAAAGGGGAAACGTCATCCTACTCAAAAAAACTTAAAATTATTTGAAGAGTTAATACAAAAACATTCTAACGAGGGTGATATAGTTATTGATCCGTTTTTAGGTAGTGGTACAACGGCGATAGCGTGTAAAAATACAAACCGTAAGTTTTCAGGTTGTGAAATTAACGAAACTTTTTATAAAATGAGTATTGAAAACTTGAAATAGATATATTAGTTATTAATAAAAATTAATATATCTTATCGCCTTCTTTTGGATTTTCTTTTGTTTTTTCTTGATTTTCTCCTCTTTCTTCGGCGTTTCTTTTTTGTACGACGTCTTTTTCTTTTTCTTGTTTTTCGTTTTCTTTTACCCGCACTCATATCCTTGCCTAGATTTAACGCTTCTAAAGTTAATAATCTTCGTTGTTCAGCTGTTAATGCGTTTGTTGATAACTCTTCGCTTTCACTATCAACATCTCCCTCTTCAGAAATAGAAGCTAAACTAGTACGTTTGCCTACTTTCTTTCTTGTTAGTTTTCCTATTTGTATACTGCGTTTTGTTGTATACCGTTTACAACCAGGTTCTAATGTTTCTCCATACTGATTTTTTTTTAATTTTTCATTCCAATAACAATTATTAATGTTTTGCCGACTAACACATTCTTCTTTAGTTTTAATTTTACACATCATTTTATTTTTTCTTTCAGTTTCTTCATTCATTTGCGTAACAACTGACTGTACACGATGATCAAACGCATCTGATGCTTGTTTTAAATTGGCTCTTGATTTTCTGTCATACCGTCCAAAAACATCTCTATTCAATGGTAATTTACGACGACTAATATAATTATCTATAAAGTCCTTCCTATACTTATCCATTTTCTTTTGCAATTGTTTTTTCCCTTTTTTGTCGGTAGAAGTCTGTTTTAATGCGTGACGAACATAATCTTCAGCATATTCTATTAATTGTGGCATATATATTATAAGTCCATATTAAATTGTGTATTTTGGTTAAATATTGTTGTTTTAATATTACGCATAGAATTTCCTATAGTATGTGACCAGTCACTTAGATTTTGTCCCCATGTTGTGTAAGAAGAACGATCTACTATATCAATAATTTGCATAGACGCCTCTATATCACTTTCTCCTGGTATTAATCGTTCTATAACGTGATTCCTAATAGTTTCACTATTATACTTAAATTTATCTATAGATGGAATTGAAAATTCTAAATATGTAAGTAAAATATACCACAACGAACTACGTTGTCTCAATAACTTATAAGCTTCCTTACAATATTTCTTAAACTTTTTAAAAGACTCGCTATTTTGTCCCCCTAACATTTGTAACATATCTTCTGTAATTTTCATTTCAACCTTTAAATGCTTTGGATCATCGCCTAATATATAAGAAAAATCAATATGTAACAACTTTCCATGCCTGGTTACTAAAATATTTTCCATATGTCTATCACCTACCCCTAATACATAACACAATACACACGATGATACACAAGTTTTAATAAATTTTTCACGTATTTGACTAACAGTAGCATTGGGATTTAAATCCATAATATAATTCTGCAGTGAACTTTTAAACTTGTATTTTATGTCGTATAACGTGTTAGATTGTTCAACCATTTCAATCCATCCCATTGTTGTGTTAATAGGAAAAACACTATATAAATCAATATCAACATACGTCATGCATATTTTTTTCAAATATTCCGCAACCACCATTGTTAGTTTATCTTTACGAACATCCTCAAATTTTATCAATATATTCATAATTTTGTCTCTACCCCCTTTTTTTACAATAAATGGTATCTTCCACGGTTTTGTCGCAGAATTAAATATTGATATACCTTCTCCCTGTATTCCAACACATTTAATTTTTACATCCCAAGGCATTAATACGTATTTATTTACAGCAAACCACTTCGTAGATTTTTCATTCCAAACTTCAAAACTACTAGATAAACATATAACATCGTTTATAAATTCCATAAATAATTCTGTTTTTTCCAATTCGAGTTTAACTTCTTTGCTTATTACGTTTAAAAATTTCTTTTTTATATTTGATAATCTTTGTTTATGAAACGTGTCTAAAGTATAAAAATTCAATTCAAAATAAAAACTATATGCTAATTGTAAATCATTTACACATAAAGGTATCAACGTTTCATAAGCAATATTATGGTTTTTTATACAAATACCTACCAACCAAGGCATAATTAATTTTAACTCATAAATATGAACTCTTTTCAATTGTCTAGATAACCACATACGCGCTGATGTATTTTTTAGTAATTCAGTGTTATTATACATTTCTAATATCTCTTCAATATTAGGACTTGAAGAACACGTTCTTCGGCAAGCCAAATCACTACATTTATTGGATTGAATTTTTTTATCATATAATGTTATTAATTTTTCAAGACAATCATCATTTTTCTCTCCAAATTTATAACATGATAAACATTTTGACATAAGTTGAAAATGATTCACAAACTCATTTCTATGTGTCCACAAAATACTTCTTTCCATCTTTGAAAATTTCTGTATAGGTAAATTATATTGAACACTCTTATAAGCACTTAATATTGTATTTACCGACTTACACCATAGTTTATTTACTAGACGCAATTCATATAAATCTTTTAATTCTATAGGCAAATTAGTGAAAACATATATATACCCGGACGATTCATGGATAAAATCTGTCCTATTTTTACATTTTTCACACATGCGTTTTTGATTTTCATCATATGTTAACCAAGACCCCACACTATATCCTCTTATAGGTGGTGTTGTGCTATTTACTAAACTTGGTATTATCCCCCACTTATCAGCGCAATTCGCGCAAAAAACCCTACCACAAACCCTACAATGATGTTTTCGTTTAAACATCCCAAAATCCTCCTTACATTTATAGCACTTTGATACATTTTGACTTGGAATCCAAATCGAAGGAGAAGGCTTTGGTATGTGAATTTCCTGCTCTGGTTGATGTCTTTTTTCCAAAAACATCGACATACTCATCATTCTGTTATAATCCATTAATATACTTACATAAAATATTTAAATCTATATTTAAGTATTTTATAAATGGAAAATGAAACTTACTTCATTGTAGTATTCTATTCATTAGTTTATATTCTATTATGTATCATATTATTTATTCGCGAATTACAAATTCAATATGATAGGATGATAAGGTTTGCTTTTTGTTAGTTGGAGAGAAATTTATTTACGTCTCCTTCTTCTTGATTTCTTTTTCTTTCTTCTCTTTTTACGTGTGCGTTTTCTACCTCCTCCTTGATTAGCAGATGGAGAACTAACAAGAGGTACCCTTTGTCTCTCTCTTTCGAGCTCAGTATGGATATCAACCGCAGATTCACGCTGTGGGGTAATAATAGGTGAAGATTTTAAAAGTTTACTAGCTTCACCAGTATCTTCAAACAGAGGATTATCTTCTATTATATTGCTTAGGTGTAATATAGACGAAGGGCTCAACGATAAGTTATTCATCATTTCGTTTTTTTGTTGAGGTGTTACTTCATTTTTCAAAGATAATCTATCAATTTCATTTAGATAATTATTTTGCGATATTAATATTATACTACTTAAAATATTATTTATTTTTTTATCGGTCACCTGGACATCATTATGTGCGACACCATCTGGTATCACAGTCTGGTTAAAAAGTAATTCTTCAACGTCATCAGACTCGTTTCCCGACCTACGAAAACAAGGTAAACAAGATAAACCTTTGCCACCACCGCGGTGGTCAACATTTATGAAAACATTTAAATCTTGTCTCACACTCATTAACGATACTTGTGTTCTATCTAAACTTCTAGGTAGAGTTGGATTTGATGGAGTTCCTTTTAGTAATATATCTTTGGGCTTTATAAGACACTGTATTCTACTTTGAGTGGTATCTACAGAAAATTTTATTTTTACAATATTTTTATTTAATTGTGCTGCTCTTTTTAATGCCTCGGCACTACATCTAGGATTCATAACTGGGTCTATAATTCCTCCTTGCCAAGCATTTCTTATATATAATAACTCTTGTATTAATAATCGTTTTATTTCATCATTAGATGTATTATGCGTTATTGAGGATCTAGGATCCATTTCTGTTCTAAAAGTTTTTAAATTCTGTGTTATTTGTTTTTTTTTTACTTTTTGGCCGCCTATTAATACATCTTTTCCATTATATAAATGATAATATTCTTTAATAAAGTCCTGATTAGTATTATAATCTCGCTGTGAATACAAATTCCAAATAAAATTTTTCCCTGATTTCTTTTTTTTCATTGCTTTTTCAGATAATATATTAGCTAAAATGTAATATGGTGGTTTTCCATAATAAATATACATTTTTTCAATATAATTTAAACATAATTGTAATGATTTTATACCACAAGTGCATTCTAATAAAAAATCTGCCATATCCTTAACTAATGAAAAATTATCAGATTCCTCATTTTTTTTTTCTTCTCCCCCATTTAGAGTTAATGCTCTTGATTGTATATAAGGTAAACCCCATAATAATTGTCTATTATCAGGTCGAAATTCATATATATGTATTTTTTCTAATCTTGATATATTATTATTTTCACTATATACTCCAACGCAAAATAACCAATTGCTATTTATTCTTTGTTCTCCTAAAAAATCATCACCTCCCTCTAAACAACAATCCAAGAAAAAATTAAGCATGTCCGCACACATAATATCATTATATTTTGAGCCTGCTTTTTTAATTACTTTAATGTTTACACCCTCTATAAACTCTAAAAAATTCATAAATTCATCAACTACTGGTTCTTGTTCCTCACTATTTCTATACTTTTCCCTAATAGTTTTATTTACCTGGTGATAATTCATGTCCCATCGGTCATTTACATCTTCTTTACTAGGATCGAATAAGCTTGATGGTGATATACCTAGACCACTAGCAATTGTATATTTAATCCAGTTTTCAAATGCTTTACCTTGCCACTTTCCAGTTCCTTTAACTTTAAATACATCACTACCATCTTGTAAAGAAGAATATACACCCAAACTTTCTATGCCAACTTGAATAAAGTTCTCTAATTTTTTTGAAGCTGACAACGGTGCAGTAATAAGGGCATCCTGGGACGATTTTGACTCTGTATCACTTTCACTCATATTAATATAATATATACTTGTAAAATAAATATTATATTATTACTTCTTCTAAAACTTCCCTTGTTTCCTCTACACTATATTTTAACGATGCCTTCTTTTGTATACGATTTTTTCTCGCCAGTTCATTCCACTCTCTGTTCGATTTTACTGTATAATTGGTTCGCATAGAATACGCTTGTTCAGGATGACGCACCCTGAATATTATTTGTCCAATTAACAGTGCTATCATACTTGAAGTTTTTTGTGTATATACTGATGCGTTGTGTAAGAAAAAATTTGGTTTTGTCATTATAGTAAACATTATACGTGGTGTTAGATTTGGATATAACCCAAATCTTAACGCCGCCATACATATTATCTTCCATAATATTGAAACCGCTACCTGACCTAATATAATCTTCTTATTTTGAGGTCTAAAATATACAGCATCACTATTAATTATCATTATTTGATTAAATAGCATAGATGGTGCCGCAATATATATTCTAGTATCCCAATCACATAAATCACAAAACGCCCAAGTTTCTGTTATACTTACATATAATTGAATATATGGTAACATCGATTTGCGCCATATTCTGTATAAAACATTTCTATTTGCAGTTAAAAAATTTTGTAATGGTAGAAAAAACCACAATAATCCAATATAAGATGCTGAACCAGCCGGTAAGACACCAAATAAAACTAGTAATCCTAATAAACACATTACTAAGTTCATTATAGGAACACCAAACTTTGAATACTTATGGTGATTTATAATTAAAAGCCATTCGCTTATTTTATGACATCCGCAGCTTTTTGCTAGTGTTTCCTCCTGATTGATATGAAAACATTCTCCTCGCGAATACAAAGAGTGATCTTCTTGTAATACTCTAAACGAGGCTTTTGCCGTAAATTCTCTTGTTGAGCTCTCACTATTTTTCCAGTGACTAACATTCTGAACTGAGTGGCTCGCCCTACTCCACAATTCTTTAGCAGGAGGTTTTTTGGATTTTTTCTTTCTAGGGCTAGGAATGTTTAATGTTATCATTCGCTAATAATAAAGATAATACAAATAATTTTAAATAATAATTAAAAATTATTATATAATCTCCCATCAACTAATTTAATCTTTTGATAATATATATATATATTATGGCATCTAAAACATCTAATACTAGCACGTCACTCACTAATAATGATAAGATAGCCCTATTTAATAATGTAAGACAAAATCTCCGATGGAGTTCAAACGCCGGCGGAGGCAATATTTTTATAACGGCACACGGCGATCCATTAGGAACAAACGCATTAGGAGACACTAGTAGAGAAAAAGAATTTTTTAATGTCCCCGAAGGCATTGTATTAATTATTTTGGCTCCACCAACACACGTGGTTTTTTCAAATGATGAAGTAGACACAGCATCTTGGAGATTTTTAAAACAGAAAAATTGGGCAATAGTAAATAAAGGAGCGTCATCACATAATTGTTATGGAGCTCAGCGATGGACTAAACCATTTGATGAAACACAAACACCTGGAAATGAAAAAGAAGACGCAGCAGAAAAAGCGGAAAAAGAAAAAATTAAAGAAATGAAAAAAACTATTGCTGGTAGAACAAAACTCCGTCACGAAAAAACTAAAGCGAAAGAAGCTAAACGACAAGAAGAAGATGATGATATAGAGATGGATTCAGACTCCGATTCAGATTCAGATTCAGATTCAGATTCAGATGAAGAGGAACCTCAAGACAAAATGAGACAAAGAATGGACCCTACTGGAGATATATATGATGATGAAGAATGGCAGACATTTCAAAATCTATCAAAAATACCCAGTAGTCAATTAACTGGTTTTGGAAGAGAAATATTAGAACATTTACAAATATTTTTTCCAGGAGATGCTTGTTATAATCAAGAAGTCAATTTGGAATTGGAAGGAGGTGGAATCGACTTTGATTTTGATGCCTGGTATTTGGGTCAATCTACTTGTTCTTATACTGATTCTCATACTGAATTACCCTTTTCTATTAATCCAACAAATAGTGAAACCTTTGTATTAAAACACGCACATGATCTTAAAGAAAGAATAATCAACCCATCAGGGCAGAATGCCGCCTATGCTCATTTAACACCAATATATCAACCACCTTATTTTAACGCCAGAACATATTGGAATAATTTTAGTTCTACAAGTGGAGGAATGAACTCCTTAAATACTACACAAAGACTTTTAAATTGGATAGCTACAAACGAAAGAGCTAGTAATGAAAATCCAATAATGGTTGTTTTAAATTCTTGTAGTCCACCTAGAGATGCTCTATTAAAAAAGGACCAAAAAGGACGAAAAAATTACTCTAACCTATTTATGCAAAAACGCTCTGTTATGCTAACTAAATTCACTAAACATATCGCAGATAGAACTAGTGTTTATAACTTGGGAAGAAATAACTTCTGTTTAATTCGGGGTAGAATAAGAGAAATAAAAAGTCAAGATGGTTTATCTTGTAATACATTATTACCTGTATATGATGATGTCCAGTTTACTAGAGTTGATAAAGAAGATAGAAATGCTATTTATTCGTGGATAGGACAAATATTTCAAAACGCTCAAATTGACGCAATTAAATCACAACAGAATGGCACCCAGATATTAACCAGTTTAGGAGTGCCCCCAACTTTACAAACTACACCCTTCACTCAGAATGTATTTTATTCTATTTTATCCATTAGTAGATTTAATAAACGAGCCACGGTTATGGCTATATTTATTAGGAAATTTTTAAACTTTTTTGAAGGACGACAAATAACTAGAGGATTATTCGCAACCAATAAAACTGGATTTACCTGGTTACCAGGTCCATCGCTAACTAGTGGATGGACGGTGGCCCCTCCTCAAGTTAGAACACGTGATAATCTAGTAGGTTGGTTTAGACAACTAGCTAGTCCAGACGTTTATAATAGTTTTATGGGTTCTCTAGGAGGAATACCGCCTATAGCAGGTGGAAGAAAAAAACGAAGAAGAAAGACACGTAGAAAAAAAACGAAACGAAGAAAAAGAAGAAAAAAGAAAACACGTAGAAAAAGGAGAAAATCTAAAAGAAAACGTTAAGATTTAATCTTGGCTACAGTCCATGCTATTACTGCTGCTCCAGCTGCTAACCAAATATTTACATACTGTCTCGAAATCTCATATTGAATTGTATTAAAAAACTGACATACCGGAGATCCCATCATAAAGAAATTTTTAAATATTCCAAATAGTGAAAAATCGTTACAAAAGTAATTATACACATTAAAAATAACCCAGTGTGATAAAGCTAAACCTATAATTAATCCCAGAAAATTCATGCAACCGCGTGAAAATATAGATAGTATTTTCATTATACAATAGTAATATGCTGTTGATTTATATTGTTTTATTATATACTATATCTAAGTAGATAATAAATATTTAATAACTAATAATATATATTATCAAACAACTTAAAAAGGAAACCATAATATGTATCATATATCATGAGTAAATCTGATAATGGTACTGATACACCCACCAGCACGGTGGATACAAGCGCAGATGTTCGTTTAACTGGACGTGTTAAATGGTTCAATAACAAAGCCGGTTTTGGTTTTGTCACGGTTCTTAGTGGAGACAAGAAAGACGAAGATGTTTTCGTCCATCATTCTGGAATTGTAGTTGCTTCTGAGCAATACAAATATCTAGTTCAAGGAGAGTATGTTTCATTCAATCTTCGCGATAGCGATAATGATGATCACCCATACCAGGCAGGAGAGGTTCGTGGAGTATGTGACGGATGGCTAATGTGTGAGACACGCAATGCTGCTCGTGCTTCACGTGAAAATGAAGACGGTGAGGATGGGGATGACTCTGCTCGCAGGGCACCTCGTCGTCGTCAACAGCGACGAACTGTAAATCCTCGTGGTTCTGGACCCCGTGGTGCTAGTTCTCGCGGATCTGGTCCTCGTGAGGGAAGCAACGAGGAATGGGTATTGACTCGTCGTTCCACTCGCGGAGGTAAGGGATCTCGCTCTACCCGCGATACCCGTGACGCCTAAAAAAAATTTAATAAGTAAATAAGATTTTTTTATATAAAATTTTATTTAAACTGATAAATCAAATACTTTTTTTCTGTATATAAATAATCCACTAATATTTTCATTCTTTTATATTCATCTTTTTTTTCAACTTTTGTTTCATAAATTACATATTCTCCGGTTGATGGATTTACGCATAATATTTTGTCCTGTTCAGTAAACTCATTATATTTTATATATTTTGTAATTATTGGATGATTTTTACATTGTAAATGGGTTATATATTTTTTTTCCTCGTCAGCCTTTGGAAGTCTTGGAATTGCCGATAGACATAAACTCATCTTATATCTAAACTATATTTGGATAATAAATATTGAAAACTTAATTTTTATTTCAATTTTCTAAATATATTAATTTATAGTAAAATTGATTTAAAAACTACTTCATTAATGTAGATTATATGTCTATGGAACAGTCCAGCACTACCCCTCAATCTTCTACTGATATCAGCACCGATGATATTAAAGCGGAGTTTATTACTCTATTAAACACTCTATCTTCCTTCAAATCACAGATTACTATGATTTCCAGTCACGTAAAATCTCTAGAAAAGAAAGTCAAAAAGAAAATGAAAGCACTAGAAAAACAAGCAAATAAAAATAAAAATAAAGGAAATCGTAAGGCTTCTGGATTTGCTATCCCCACACCTATCTCTAATGATCTTTGTAAATTTATGGATAAACCCGAAGGAACAAAAATGGCCCGGACTGAAGTTACCAAATATATTATTCAATATATCAAGGATAACAAACTACCTCAAGGCAAAATTATTAAACCCGACAAGAAACTTAAGAGTCTTCTTAAGGTAAATAGTAATGAGGAAGTTACCTATTTCAACATTCAAAAATACATGAATAAACATTTTGTTTAATTTTATTAATTCTTAATATGATTTAAATATTTTTTATCATATTAACATATATACAGCATACAAATGTCTTCCACAAAAACTAGAAGAATTACAAAAGAATTATTTAAATATGAAAATAATGGTCTTGCTGAAAAATTAGAATGTTATCTTGTTAATCATGATGAATCTAATATGATTTTTGTAAAATTTATTCCTCAAGACTATTTAATTAATATTGTTTTAAATTATCCAAATGAATATCCATGGAAACCTCCTTCCATAACCATAAATGGACACAATTATATTAGACTTCTTGTAACAGGTAGTGAACTATGGAAAAACAAATATATTAATACCAGATGTTTATGTTGCTCATCACTTACTTGTGTAGAAAATTGGTCCCCTTTTAAAAATATTAGCGATATACTTAAAGAAGTATGTGAAAATCTTCATCTAAAACTTAAATTTAATGAAATTCGTCACGTAAAAAAAATAAAATATAAATATTTAAATTGTGATATACCCATAGAACAATTTTTTTAAACTAATTATACCACCAATAATCTTCATTAAAGTTTGGTCTAGATAATACTACAATTTTACGTCTAAATGGAATATTTAACTCTCTACATCTTAGAAAGTAAATTATATTTGTTTCTTTCATATATATTTATAAATAAAATTGATTTAATAATAATACATTGTTTTTATAATAAAAATGGAGCCTGCTAAAGAAGTTAAAGACCTTGTAGAACATAAAAATAGTATTTATAGAGATATTTATGCTCTAGAACGTAGAATTAAATCTTTAAAGGTTGAAATAAGTGATACGAATAAAAAAATTTTCTCAACTTGTAAACACAACTGGGTTCGTGATTGGGACGCATCATTCGACAGTCATTGTAAAAAGATCTGTAGTTTTTGTAAATTATATGCGAATCCTAATTATAATGCCTAATCATCATCAAATATACTGTCTACTAAATTAGCCGCCGCCATACCCATCCACATATCAAATAACTCTTCTCTATCTCTATCATTCATATTAACACACGCACTTGTAACTAGAGTTAGAATCGCTAGCATAAATATTGTATTAACTATTTTTTGTGTCGCAGTAAGATATATTTTAGGTTTTATACATCTTTCTGTTACAATCGTTTTATCATTTGAAATATTTAGTATTGTTGTTTGACATATCTTTTTTATTTCAGGCATCGTCCTATTTCTCTTTCTTGCCTTATTCATAACGCTTTGTAACATATATCCTTTATAGAATCCATTGCCGGCACTTGTTTCTATAATATTTACTCCAAAACTTATAAGTAGTATAATGGCGAATGTTCTGGTTCTCATATTTGCTTATGTTCTTGTCTTTTGCTGGTGGTATAGTATATCATATTTATATCAAATTTAGTTCAATTTTCTAATTTTAAAATTGAATTAAATAAATAATTACATAATACTTTTATACTAACTATGAAGATCTGTAACGAAGTATTTGACGACTCCAAGCACCAAGAGGTTTCCTCTTATTTTGCCGACTGGCCTTTTGAACTTTCTGATTTTCAGAAATGGGCCATTTTAGCTATACATAACAATTTTGATGCGCTAGTATGTGCTCCTACCGGCTCTGGTAAAACACTTCCTAGTGAATTCGCAATTAAATATTTTGTAAGTAAAGGTAAGAAAATTATCTATACTACTCCTATTAAAGCCCTATCTAATGATAAAATGGATGAACTTTCCAAAAAATTCCCACAGTTTTCATTTGGTATTTTGACCGGTGATAACAAACAAAATCCAGAAGCAGATATCTTGGTTATGACTACAGAAATTTATCTCAACACTCTTAAAAAGATGAATTTCCTTCAAGAAAATCCGGATGAAGCAAATAAAATTCAACTTGACTTCAATATTGATATTCAAAATGAACTTGGCTGTGTTGTATTTGACGAAGTTCATTACATTAACGATAAAGACAGAGGTTCAGTGTGGGAACAATCCATTATGCTTACTCCAAAACATATTCCTTGGTTGGGTCTATCTGCTACTATAGATAATCCCAGCAAGATTTGTAAGTGGAATGAAGAGAAGGTAGGACGCAAAGGCATTTACCTATGTGAAACTACTCATAGAAATGTTCCTCTGTTTCACTACAGTTTCGTTACACTTCCAGACTCTAACATCAAAAATATGGATGTAAAAACACAAGATATGATTGACCCAATTATAAATAAAAAAATACTTCTTAAATCTAAAAATGAGCCTTTTCAGGAAGCAACTTATCATAAGGTTAAAAAGGTCCTGAAATATTTCCACGATAATAAAATGAGAGTTAATAAAAAATTTGTAGTGAATAAAGTAATAGATCATCTTGATTCTCAAGGACTTCTTCCTACACTAATGTTTGTCTTTTCCAAAAAGGGATGCTATGATTATGCTAGAATGGTAGAGAGATGTTTATTTAAAGAAGGAGAAACATATAGTTCTACTGTTAAAAAGCGTGCTACTCAAATCTTAATTGACAAACTATCCAACTGGAAGGAATATACTTCTCTTCCAGAATTTCACAATATTATTCGACTGTTGGAAAAAGGTATTGCGGTCCATCACGCATCTGTTACACCTATCTTTCGTGAAATGATTGAGATTCTATACAGAGAGAACTACATTCGACTATTAATTGCTACTGAAACCTTTGCCGTAGGTATCAATATGGGTATTAAGTCGGTTATCTTCACTAGTCTAACTAAACACGATGGGCGCGGGTTTAGATTTCTACACTCTCATGAATACGGACAAGCCTCCGGTAGGGCAGGTAGGCGTGGAAAAGATGATAAGGGTGTGATTATTCACTTAAATAACCTTTATGATATTAATAATAATAATCCTGATGCTCCAACTTACAGAAAGATACTCTGTGGAGCACCTAATACACTTAAGTCTCGTTTCAACATTGACTTCAAACTCATACTTGCTATTTTGGCTAGTGGAAACTCAAACATTCAAGAGTTCATCAATAAGAGTATGTTGTATAATGAAATCAACGGTCAAATTGGACGGCTTTTGGACCAGCAAAAAGACCTTGACGTAGAATTAACCAAGAGGGAAGAAGGATTTAAATATTTGAGAACTCCACTTGAAGTGCTTAGAAGTTTATACGAAGATAAACAAAGAGTAAATATGATGCGTGGTAAAAAGCAGAAGGCTCTATTAAGAAAAATAGCGAATACTGAAGCGGAGTATAAGTCGTTTCAGGACGATTATAAGAAATACTTGGAATATCAAGATTTTATTGGGTTTTTGGAAACAAATAAAAGGTCATTAAGAAACTCAAGAAGTTATGTTGATGATGAAATTTCTCTCCATTTACAAATTTTGGAAAAATATAATTTTGTGGAAAAAGTAGAAGATGCATTTGTTTTAACTCCTAAGGGATTGATGTCTTCAAACATTCATGAAATTCATCCCTTGGCT